CGACTGGTGCTGGTGCTGGTGCTGCTGCTGCTGCTGCTGCTGCTGCTGCTGCTGCTGCTGCTGCTGCTGCTGCTGGCGCTGCTCCTGCTGCTCCTGCTGGTGCTGCTCCTGCTGCTGGCGCTGCTCCTGCTGCTGCTGGCGCTGCTCCAGGAACATCACTCAAAAATATTGCTATAGAATAATTTAATCCATCATCGGAATAACCAATTAAAGATCCAGATCTAAAAGCATCTTTTTTATCAGCAATAACATTCTTTTTTTCACTTTCATTTAATGGAGTTCCAACTCTATTATGTAAATAATGTCCATGATTTTTAATAATATTTTCAATATCATTAGGTAATCTTCCAATATTATTAACTAAATCAGTAATTGGTTGATCAGTTGGAATGAGTCCAGCATGAATATCTGTTCTTAAACTAAATTCACGACCATTAAAAACTTTTTGTGTAAATAACTCTTGATTACGGGCATCAATTGCATCTTTTAACTCTTGACTATTATCAAATACATCCTTCATCATAATTTTATATCTAAATTTATTTTCACTTCTTAAATGATATTCAGCATTTGTACAATCTGCGAATTCAGCAAACATTGCTTGTCTATCTACACTATTTACATCTAAATCTTTAAATTGAGTATCTATTAATAAAATTGATCCATAATTTGGAACATAAAAACTTATACCTCCAATTATATACTTCCAGAAACCAATATTATTATTATCATAATTAGTATCTTTAATGAATACATTATTTTCTAAATTAAAATTCCATATACATATACCTTTTTTACATAAAATATAAAAAGCACTATGTAATTGAAAAATAATTGATTTCCAAACTTCAGGATCATGATATCCTGTTGAAACCATGCGTAATATAGAAACATTTATTCCATTTTGTTCATATTTTCTTGTACTCCATGTTTTTATATTTTGTGTTGGTGCTTCTGTTAATGCAATAAGACAGGTATCAGAATAATTCATGAATTGGGATTCCTCGATGAGTTTTTCATCTATAAATTGATCCCATGACATAACTATTTGAGGATATGGTTTTTCTTTTTTAATTTTAACTACTGGACCCATATTGATTGTTTTTGATAAAAATGAATTTCTAATATTTGCGGTAGGTCCCATATCTATTGTATTTGTTGCTAAAGCATTTAATGCATACATATCTAATGGTAAATCTCTAACATGTCCATTAATAAATCTTGGTTTAATATATGAATATTTATCTTCTAATTTTTGTTTTAATTTTATACGAAAATTTGCAATATTTAATATTTTATGTAGTATAAATTTATTATAATATTTATGATATTCAGTCATTGATGGATCTGCTTGCGAATCTTTTGCTTTTCTATATTTTGCAAAATCTAATAATGTACGAGGATGCATAAAATAAGATATTAATGATACAAAATTTGGAGATACATTATTTTTAATAACTTCTTCACGTATTTTTTCATAATAAACCATTTCTCGCCATACTTCGAAATATTTTTTATATTCATTACCAATATTTGTCATAACTGCTTCTCCTTCTAATAACTGATATATTCTTACATTGATACCAATGTTATCATTAGAACATTGAATATTTGTATTTTGATCAACTTTAATTGGATAACATGATTTATATACTAATAATCTATCAGGTAATCCTGTATATGGATTGTTTGTTTTATTGAAATTATATGGATTTACTCCAATTATCTTTAAATGACTTAATAATGTATTAATTTCTGCCTTTTTTCTTGAGTCAAAACCAATTTCTTCTCCATCTCCCTGTTTTATTAAAACTGTTCTTAAATAGTTTATAACTGTTAAACGTTCAGATAAACTATTGAATGTATTCTTTGCCATTGCAATTCTTGTTGGTAACATATCTTCATATATCTCACCCAATCTTGTTACATCCGCACCACCAAAAGTTATATTATATTTTTGAACAATTGGTGGAACTGCTGGATGCCATAATAATGGATTACTACCTGTATTCGGCATATAAGGATTCATCATAGGTACATAATATGTTGGATTAAATGTCTGCTGAACCTTTTGTGTTGGTCCAGGAGGTATAATATTTGGAATTGTAACTTGTAAATTCATACCTTGAATTGATTGTTGTGGTGGAATATATGCTTGTGTTGTTCCATTAAGTGCACTTTGATCTTTTGGCTCTAACATCGAATCTGGTTTTAAACCATCTATTTTTTTTTTATTATCATCATAATATTGTTTTGATTTTGTTATTGCTTCTTCCTTTGGCTGATAAGGATTTGAAAATGGTTCTATATATTTGGGAATTACATGAAATCCCCCTCTTTGTTTTTTTGACTTGTATTTTAAGGACGCTTTTTTTAGGTCATTGGAGTTTTTTGAGTCATTTACTGAGTCAAAAAAAAAATCTTTGTTTCCTCCAATCATATTTGGATTCATCATCATTTGAGGATTCATCATTTGAGGATTCATCATTGGTTGGTTCATCATTTGAGGATTCATCATTGGTTGGTTCATCATTTGAGGATTCATCATTGGTTGATTCATCATTGGTTGGTTCATCATTTGGGGGTTCATCATTGGTTGATTCATCATTTGAGGATTCATCATTTGAGGATTCATCATTGGTTGATTCATCATTGATGGCATAGGCATCATTGATTCTCCCATTATTGGTGATTCAGTCATTATTGGAAGATTTCCTGGTATATTCATTGGCATATTTCCCTGCATTCTAGACATTCTACTTACTGATGGATCAATCATTGGTAAATTTGATGGTACAGTATTTAAATCTGCATGAGTTGCTCCTAATGCTCCAAATAATTTATTTGTTTTAACAGATCTAGCAGATTGAGTCATAGAATTATCAGTTCCTAAAAAGTCACCCATTCTAGAATTTCTTTGTACTGATGCACGTTTCATTACAGGTGCTTGTTCCTTAGGTTTAGGTACTTCATCTTCGTCAACAGATACATCAGATGACATATCATCTAATAATAATTTTTTGTGTTCCTTCTTGTGTTCTTTCTTTGGTTTATTAGTTTCATCAAATTCTTCATCTTCGTCTTCTACTTCAGATAATTCTTCTTCGGTATCTTCATCCGCATCAACTGTATCTCTCTTTTGCTTTCTCATTTTTTTAGAACCTCTCTTAGATCCTCTTTTTTTAGCACCTCCTTTCATTTTTCTAGATGTCTTTTTGGATCCTTTCTTTGATGATTTCTTTACTCTTCTTGATCTAGACATACTAGGTCCATCAACAGATATTTCTGAGTCCATATCACGTAAACTTAATCTTTTCATTTTATCTTCAAACGACGCTTCTGACATACCAGATTTAGATTTCATTGAATTAAATTTAGAATTACTAAATAATAATTCTTTCGGACTTTCAAGATTATTCATTATATCTTTAATAAATATTTTTATTTCATTAGATAATTTATTAACTTTATTTAATGATTCTAAAAATGTTTTAATATCATAGGTATTATCATTTGTTTTTAATGAATCTATAATACTTTCATTATCAATTTCATTCAAAATATTAGCTTCTTCAAAATTTGTTATCTTTATTTCTAATCCAATATTTTGTATTATAAAAGTATTTCCATCTAATTTATATTCATATGTAGAAGAATTCTTTTCCTTCAAATAACAATATATGTTTTTTAAATCTAAATTATTATGTCTAAAAGTTGGATATCTTTCTTGTATAATAGCTAATGTATGTAATACTTGAAATATTAATATATAAATATCATCATCAATTATATTATATGAAATATCATTAAATATATTTTGTAATGTATCCATTTTAAAGTAATGTTCTCTTAATTCAACTGAAATAATTTGATCATTTTTTGCAAATATTTTTGTTATATTTTCATCATCGGAAATTTTTGTTATAAAATACTTTATTTTATCAGATTGTACATCAAAATTAAATATATTCATCAATATATGTTTTGTTTTCTTATTTATAACTAATCCACTCAATAAATAAGTTATCATTCTGTTTATATTAGACAAATTTGATGAAAGAATTACATCTACTGGATGATCAATATCATTTATTTTAAATATAAGTTTATTCAAAATATTGTATTGATAACTAATATTTCTATTAAAAACACCATTTATTAAATTAGTTAATTCATTACCACTATATTGTTTTTTTATATTAGACATCTTTAGAGCATCTTTCACCGATACATCTTCTATTTGAACTTTTCTATCCATCTTTTTATTATATAAGACATCAAATAATAATGTACTTAAATAATTTATATCATTGTACTTTTCAATATCAATATTATTCATAATATAAATATAAAATAAAAAATTTATTGTTCATACACTTTTAATACTCGTGCGGATGGTTCTGTTATGTTACCTGACCAATTTGGTAACCAGAAGTGTTCGAGTATTTTTTCCCTATTTTTATAATGTGACTCAAAAATCTTTCTGTAATAATATGACTCCTTCGAAACAGGTTTTAAATGTTTATATGTATTATGCAAGTATTCATCATTTGAAATAATTTCTTCGACACGATCTTTAATTATCTCATACCATGATTTTGTATTTTTAGAAATTCCATCAGACATTGCCTCTTTCTTACGCCATAAAATTTCTTTACATAAAAGATTAGGGTCAACAACTTCAAATGCCTTTCTTATTAAATATTTTTCCATTCCATCTTTTGGCATTTTTAATTCAGATGATATATTCATATAATATTCAAAAAATTCAATATCTAAGAATGGAACCCTTGCTTCTAATCCATGATTAGAAATTGCACGGTCTACTCTTAAACAATCATATAAATGAATTTCTTTTACCAGTTTTTCAGTTTCTTTTTGAGCATCAATTGAATTTGGTGCACTTTTAAAATATTGATATCCCATTTCTATCTCATCCGCTCCATCTCCATTTAATATAACTTTTACATCCGTATTTTCAGAAATCTTTTTTCCAAGTAAATATTGCCATGTTGATGCTCTTATTGTTGTAATATCATATGTTTCAATTGTTTCAATCACCTCAGGTATTGTTTGTAATGCCTCGTCAAAAGAAATATTATATACATGATGAACAACATTTGGATTGATATTCTTCTTTATGTGTTCAAATACAATACGAGAATTTACAACATCGGGAGCATCTGAATTTCCAATACTAAAATAATCAATCTTTTTACTAGAATTCATCTTCTTCATATGACGAGCAAGTAAACATGCAACTAATGAACTATCTAATCCACCAGATAATAAACATCCAATTGGTCTATCTGATTGAATACGCTTTTTAACTGCGTTTGATAATCTCTCAACTATTTCATGATGTATTATATTTAAATCAGATTCAATTGGCTTATATACATAATTATAATATGGTTCATACGTCTTAATAAGAGTTTTTTCATATTCAACATTATTTTGAACCTTATTATAATATGATATTTTAAAAATATGTCCCGGTTTAAATCTTTCAACACGTGAACAACATCCTAATCCTTTCATTTCTGAACTAAATAATATATCTTGTTCATCAGAATCATTATCCATATATCCAATAAAAAGTGGTCTAACTGATATCTGATCAGTCGCAGCAAATACATCAATCTTATGATAATAAAGATTTCTATGATATATTACAAATGCATATTCTCCATTTAATAAACTAACTATTTTATTGACATCCTTATATTTTTTGTAAAGTTCAAGAATTACCTCACAATCTGAATTAGATTCTGGATGTAAATCATGCGTTCTAATAAGTTCTCTATAGTTGTATATTTCACCATTACATACTACAACAATTTCATCATATGCATCTGAAAACATAAATGGTTGATCTCCTTTCGAAGACTGATCTAAAATCGCTAAACGATGAAATCCAACAATCGCTTTAATAGTATTGTTTAATGTTAAATTCTTAAAAACAGAATTATCCGGTCCTCTCCTCTGAATTTTATTAAAATTATATCTTAAATTATAATATTTATTCTCGACTATCCGGATCTTGGATCGTTTTAAATAAAACCATATTCCACACATTATATTATATATAAAATGATTTATTTATATATAAACTAACAAATTAACTCCCGTATCAAATTAAATATCAAAGCCTCTAACTGTATCATCAAACGTTTTCCAATTATATTTCTATAATCATATTTCCTAAAAATACGACTTATTAAAACTTCTTTATCCTTTATACTCTTATTTAATTCAAAGAATAATTCATTTATAATCTCATTCTCATCTATATTTGTAATATATACTTCATATATTAAATTACGGATTGTCATTAACTCTAAATGTTCTACATCTTTTTTATTAATAATTTTCATGATAATTTCAACCACCTGTTTTAGGTTGTTCTTCCAAAAAATTAATTCAAGATTTAGACCTAAATATTTGGTCTCCAGTAACCACAAGGCCAATTTTGGATTTCTTTCACATTTCTTTATTATCTCATTATACTCTACCTGTTTTAGCAGTTTATTTTCTTTGGCAGAAATATTTAAAAGTAGTCTATAAATATCCGAATCTGTCGGTTTTGAAAGTCTAATTGAAAGACATCTCCCTTTTAAAGGATCAATCACTTTTGACATGTTATATCCACACAATATGAATTTACAATTGTGAATATACTTTTCCATCGAACATCTTAGAGATGTTTGAGCATAATATGATAATTTATCTATATTGTTTATGATGACTACTTTAAATTTATTTTTATTTTTTACCATATCTAATGTAAATTGAGAACAATATGTTTTAACAATATCTTGAACTAGATATCTATCAAATGCTGAATTTGTAGGATTAATTATTAAATGGAATTTAGATTGATCCAAATGTATTGTCTCTTTCTTATTACCAAATAACAAAATAGAATACTCTTCCTTTTTGATATCAAATACTTCATCACCAAACATATCTTTTAATATTAGATTTATAAGGGTTTTCTTTCCTGATCCATTCGGACCATGAATAAATATATTAGGAAAATTATTATATTCGCCACAAACAACATCTCTCATTTTAATTGTTTTAACATCTTTAATTTGATTCAACAATGTATTATAATCTTTCTTTTCAAATAACTTATCATATATATCATTATGATATAGGATATCACATAGATTTGTAATCCTGTATTTATCTATTAGGAACATTTATATTTAAATTATTTATATGTATGTAGTATATTAATCAATTTTTATATTGAAATGTTCGGTTCTAATATCCATGGAGACTTTTTAACTCAACTTGAAAGAATACATAAATTAGGTGGTAATTTAATTCAATGCTTTATAAGTAATCCAGCAGGTAAGAAAACTCTTAAATTAACTGATGAAAATATACAAACAATGAAAACTCAATTAAAAGAATATAAAATGAGTATGATTATTCATGCACCATATGTTTTAAACTTTGCAAGAGAATTTAAATTAGAATCATGGTGGATTAAAACACTACAAAGAGAATTAGAATATGCCTCTAAAATTGGAGCTAAAGGAAGTGTAATACATTTTGGTAAATATTTACATCTTGATAAACATGTTGCAATTACAAATATGGTTAGTTCACTTAAATATATTATAGAACATATGCCAAAAGATGTTGTTATTTATTTAGAAACATCGTGTGGTCAAGGTAGTGAGTTAGGATATACTATTGAAGAATTCGCTGAAATATATAACCAATTTACTATAACTGAAAAATCTAATATTGTCGTATGTATTGATACTTGTCATATTTTTGTTGCTGGTTATGACATCAGAAATACAGATGGAATTAAAAAATATTTAGATACTTTTGATAAACTAATTGGATTACAATATGTCAAACTTGTGCACTTAAATGATAGCAGTAAAATGTTAGAGAGTCATGTAGATCGTCATGGACATATTGGAGAAGGATATATCGGAGAAGGAGGATTAAAAGAATTTTATAAGTGGGCAAAAGAGCATAACATAGATATTATTTTAGAAACTGGTGGAGAGAATGTTGAGATTCCTTTGTTGTTAAAAGTATAGATAAATTATTAATATGATATATTTAATATCATAAAATTAATTATTTAAAGTATATATGATATATTTATAAACTATAAAAGATATAATAATACACCATATTATATCATACATATATGATATATATTTATATATTCCATATTTAATATCATAATATTATATTTTTTATATATTTTTTCAAGTTATTTTATAGAAAATCAAAAAATGAAAAATTTTGTTAAAAAAAGTTTTTTGCCAAGAAAATGAAAAGTGAATTCTTGGCCAACTTGCCGGAGCTTTTTTTCGAGGCATACTCTCTCTCCTAAATTGATAACTTTATCTTTTTAACAAAAAATTGATAAATATATATATATTATTTAAATACTTTATGATATTATTATATATCTATTATTTATTATTTATTATTTATTTATATTATTATTAATTATATATTGATAAAAAATTTTAATAAATAATAATAATAATAATAATAATAATAGATATATAATAATATCATAAATAATACTTCTTATAAATAAAGTAAAAAATCTTAAATTGATAAATACTTTTATTTAGCTTATCAAATTAATATATCATAAA